GGTGTTTCCACCTTGGTTCCCCCCAACGGATTTCTCCGAAGGGGATGACTAAGATTACCCTGATCTTGATCAGTGAGAGTAGGCATCGGTTAGGTTCGGAAGTTGTTAACTCCCTAGTACCCAGTGATGAACATACTCGAATGGGTATGCAATTTCTTGAAAGAGAATAGCAGTTGTCCTTAGGGTTGACACCCGAAGGTGAGAACCTCAGAACCCCTCCCGATTGCGATCGGTAGGGAATCTGACACTGGCAATGAGTCAATCGACTCAAAGTAGTGAAATTCCAACTATGCCCTGCCAGTCCCTGGTAGCTATCGCACCTTCAGTTAAAATCGAAGGTGGCACTAGCCCACAGGTAGAACGTTGTCCTCCTGAGAGGGAGTTGAAGTATTAGTCCCTGTTACGGTAACTAAAATTGCTGTATCATGGAGAGTAATCTCCCCACTAATATAGCGTTCCAACCCACGTGACTATATGACAGTTTGTTAACTGCCAGGACCGTTTGGCTAGAGGTTACTGATCACACTGCCTGCGCCATGACCTATGTACACCGGATTAATACGGTGATAGAATCATGACTTCCCAACCCCTCTTCTCTAGAGAGAGTCGAGGGGGTCGCAGGTTGGACGGTTTTGCCAACCTACTAGAATGTAGTTTGGAGTTAGTCGAACAACCAAGAACCCTCAGGGAATTAACTACTCCCTGGGGAACTAGTTGATACCTCTCAAGGACGCGGGTTGGTAGCCTGATCTGTCTCCCCCTTCGGGGGAAAGAGAAGGTACCTCCCCTTTGGCACTGTTTTCCGGGATGTGTCAAGAAATATCTACTATGCCTTTTATTATTATATTAAATTATTATGACATATTCAATAGTTTCTTGGTTACGGTTCGCACCCGTTCAGGTGCGTTCCTTTACATCTACACCCGTTTTACTCGATCGAACGGATCATCCATTGTATAAAACTTTGGATTGGGCCAAGGTAGAAGGCAATAAAATATATGCCATTGTCAACCCTGTTGACTCTGGCGATATCTTATATATTCTACCTGGTGAGTTCTTACGAATAGTACGAGCTTATGCGTCTTCTGAAGGGGCTATCGTCGTTTTAGCGACGCCCAACAGTCGACGCCCCGGAGGCGGGTCCACTTCTGGTGGGTCTGGCGTTTTAATTCCAAACTCGGGGTCTTTCCCCAAATCTAGCACAACCCCTGGATTACAGGTTGGGTATACCCAACCGTTCATCTGGATGGGATACTCGTATTTACGAGCATACCAGCCAGGACGTGACTCAGGTGAGTCTACGATCTTGCCCTTGGATAGTAATATCCAAGCCATCATA